ATTCTACCAAGAACATAAGCAGTAGATGTTTTTCTAAGTTTTTGTTTTGTTGTAAGATTTTCATTAGCTTTTATATTAGATACTTTTGTGTCGATTTTTCGTTGCATGTAACTTCTCTTTTCACCACTACCCCATGCATAGCGTCCTGAACCTCTTCCAGGTGGATTGTCATCATGTCCTTTTCCGAAGTGAAGAAGATCAGAATCGGACGGTTTAGTTATTAAATAAATTTCACTCATTTTGAAATCAGACCTCCGTTTTTTAATCGAATAAATCTTTATTAAGTTTGTAAGCTATATATGCATCCATCATTGCTGCTACATTATCAATCTTCTCATCCTGACGTCGTTTATATAGTTTACGATTACCATTTGTATCTTCAAGGGTAATACAGTTTCCCATTGAGAACTTCATAAGCTCTTCATCAAATAGCAATAAACGATCCTCCGCCATTTTTCGTAGTTCACCTAATGGCACTGATTCGGTCTTTGCCCCTTGTATTACTTTCTCAACTCCATATGGTCCATTCTCTCGTTCCCATCTCTCTACAAAGAATTTAGCATTGTATGGATCGTATCCGAATGCTCTAACATCATAGCCTGCATCAATAATCATTTGATCAAGATCGTCATATACTTGATCCATATCGAGAACTGTTCCAGGCATTACAATTAACGTTCCTTCGTTTAAGAACTCCTCATACTTAGTTCTCATAGCTAATTGAAGATTTGCTAGTGTTCGTTCTGTAATATAAGATCTTGTCTTGATTCCGAATTCTCCTCTTGGAAGTGGGAACATAAAAGTAAAAGCACAGAAGTCATCACCTTGTGATAAATCTGCACCCATCGCACATGGCATTTGCCAGAACCATCTCTTTCGATGAAGTTCTGTTTGCTCATATGTAAAGAAATATGTATAACCCTCCATTGGTATACCAAATCTCTTAGCTAAGATATCATGAGATGCTGCTGGAGCTTTCTCAGCTCTTTCTACATCATTTTGGTAAACCTCGTATGTAACTGTTAAACCGATATTAGGATTTGCTTTAACCCACATCTCTGGATTAGCAACTTCTTTTACATCATCCAACTGATACCACCATATGGAAACGTTAGGAGCTCTGTATTCTCCTTTAAGAATATCCATAAGCTCCATTTTAATTGTATCACCAGCACCATTACGTACTGTACCTTCTGAACTCATTGCAATTATCAGATAATCGTCAACTTTAGAAGCACCTTGTTCAAGTGCGCCTATAACATCCTCTCGTATATCTCCCGATAACCATTCATCTACTGTTGAATATTTATTTTGGAGACCTTGTAGTTTTGCTATGCTCATTGGTCGTACTTCAAGAATTGAGTTTGTTAAGAAGTTCTCAATTCCTTTCTTTGTTGATGCTAGTTTTTGTCTATTAGCTCTATCACCTGTTGTATTTTGTAATGAACCTTCTGTTAAGAATGCAAATAGTGGACCTCTTGCTCTTGCTATTGCTGTTCTAAATGGTGATAATATCTCTTCTGCTTGTTTCATTGTTGGTGCGGTGGTAACTTGATGAGTCGTTGATGTATCTACTACTAGTCCATATGACTGATGACACTCACCATATACTGTTTTTGCAGCACCTCTTGCTACTATCAGATATTGCTTATTGACTAATCGCTTTTTGATTGTCTTACGAACATAGTGACCTCCACCGCCTGTTTTGTTCGGCTGATATACACTTCGTTCTTGGAAGTAGTACCATCCATAAACTTGCTCTGCCCATAATTTAAATGATTCTAGTAGGAATAAATCAGAACCATCTGTAAGAGTTAGCTCATTTTCACAGAATCGTATCCAACCTTCAACAGCCTGATCATCATAATAAATTCCAGGATCACGTATTAAGTTGTCTATACGATTCATTTCCATTGATACTGTTTTGCATACTGGAAAATCACCTCTTATTACGGCATCACGGAATTGACCATAGTATTTCGGCGTTGCTGTGTTGGATAACATCTTTAATTGTTACCTCCTTTATTGTATTTATACTCTTCTAGATGTTCTTAATTGTAATGTTTTATCTGGATCTAATACTATTAATGATTTATCAGCCCCTGTTCTAATCCCATACATATCTTCCATTGCATCATATCCTTTTTCTTTTAATTTATTTAAATATTCTGATTGAGCACTATCGGAATATTGTGGCATGGTCATGAGGCCAATTGAATCAAAGAATGTTTTTTCGAAATTATTATCATCGATTCCAAATTCATTTTTATATACTTCTACATCTTTCATAGCTTTATTTAAATTGTCATTATTAGAAACATATTCATCTAATGTTTTTAACAGTGTATCACTTCCTGCAACTTTCATATCTTTTGTAGATCTATATGATTGTATAAACATATTGTCATAGCCATAAGCTTTTCCAAACATATCAAACCATTTATTTTCAATTTCATCTTTTGATACATATTTTCTAACATTTGGAACTGTCTCGATTAGGTTAAGACTTATACGACCAAATCTACTGTTTTCTTTAATCTTATAATCTTTACCACTACCCCAAGCATAACGTCCTGAGCCTCTTCCAGGTGGATTGTCGTCATGACCTTTTCCGAAGTGAAGAAGATCGTTTGATAGATTTACTATATAATATGTTTGCATTAGTTTGATCCTTCTTTATTTTTGTTTTTCTGTTGATTACTGGTATCAACTATTGTTAACGGTTTTTTCTTTCCTTCTTCTGTTGAATTGTAGATCTTTGCTATTCCATTATATAAATCAGTTCCGGCCTTTACAAAGTTTGCTGTTGTGGTTGTTGTGTCGGATAATTTCTTAACTGTTTTATTCAATGTATCAAAAGCTGAATTCATTTCATCTGCTGATCTTTTTTGTATCTTTTCTTCGAAATCCAACCTTTTTGTAATATAATCTAGTTCATTATTTGTCCATTGACCTTTATATTGCAGAACTTGAGTAGCTGATCCAGACATAAGGATTTTGGTTTTATTTTCTTCTAACTCTTTAGCCTTATTCATAGCTTCTACTCTTTTCTGAGCAATTGCCTGAGTTTCGGCTTGTGCTTTTTTCTGTTTGCGTTTTGCTATGTATCCAGAGAGACCTTTCTTCTGTTTCGGTTGCTCTCCTGAACCCCATGCATAACGTCCTGAGCCTCTTCCTGGAGGTGAGTCGTCATGACCTTTTCCGAAATGTCTAAGATCGTGATTGTCTTGACATTGTAGTGCTCCGATGTAATATACACTCATTTTGAAATCAGACCTCCTTATTCATAGCATCGATCTGATATATTAATCGACACTCTATTTCTTTTATCGAATCTTCTATACTCGCCATTACGGTTGATGATGTTGGCGGATCAAATCCTAAACGAGTCTTGTAGTAAAGATATAAGCGAACACTTTGAAATAGATTTGTCTTGTCTCCAAGATAATCTTCAAAAGTTTCGCTTTTGCTTTCAACCATGAATTCATCGTCAATTGCATTAATTCCGATTTGACGCAACGTGAATATGGCCGAATTAATGTGTATCAGAATATCTTCATCAAAGGAGGTATTGTCTTCACTCAGTCCTAGAAGTTTCTTTACACTAGTGAGTATGCTGTCCATCGCCATAGTATTCCTCCTTTGCCTTATGACTGTTGTTGATAAATGTGAATAATTCCAAATCCAGTTACGGTATCTGGAACCGTTGCTTCCACTATTGAGGGAAGCTCGAAGATGGTGTTTAAGAAACTAGATCGTGTTGTGTAATTATCTTGTGTCATTTCTGCCACCTCCAAGATGTTAATCATTCAAGTATCTATTTATTGTTGCTTTTGCGTCATCTATCTTATCGTTATGTGACTTGATAATTTCTCTCATGATATGTTCCATAGTATCAGTTTCTAATGTTATATTTAGTTTTGATGTCGTAGATGGACCTTTCCAAATGCTAATCTCATACTTACCATTCTCATTTAATCCATCTTTTAATTCTTTTACAATCTCACTATTAATTTTTTCGTAGTTCTGGATTTTTTGCATTTGATTATCTATTTCTATTCTATCAGAATTAGTTAACATTTTACTACCTCCATGGACAAATATCATTTCTAGTTCTTACTATTGGTGCTTTTCTTAATAGGTCAGCATCACTATAATGTATTGCATTATGTGTATCAAAGCTAACACATACAAGATTTTCTGGATCGAATATTCGTCTACTCATATTTTGTATATCTTCTATTGTTAGCGGATTAAGATGATGAATATATACTCGTCCCTGTATTGGATAGTTTGGATCTGCTAAATCATTTGCATCATCTCTAATTATTATTTTGTTTCTAGTAGATTTCCATTCTGGACTTCGATAGAATTCTTGGTTTAAATATCTATGTCCGCTGAATGTTTGATCACCTACTTTTGCACTTAGTTTAAGATATTCAAATCGTTCTTCAAAAGTTGATAGACTCATTAATTCAGAATAGGTTCTAATAATCGTCATAGTCGTCAGACTCTCCTTCGTCTGGAATACCTTGATAACTTTTCATCGCTTTGATTGCGTTACTCATAAGATTCTTAATCTCTTCAACATTTTGTACTGATTCAATCTTTGCATCATTTACTTTAAGCTGACTTCGTATCTGATCATTTTTAAGTTGCTCACGTTCCGTTCCGTAACTTAGAAGAGTTGTAATGATTTGTGAAGATGCTGTTCCATCTAACAAACGTTTTTCAGCTTCATTGAATGCTAAGTTGACTAAGTAATCCAATCTTGCTTTAGGAGTTCTAGAGGGTTCTTTCTTCTTAGGCATTTTAACTCTCCTTTCTTTTAGTATATGACAACATTTCCAAAGATGTAAGAAACTATCATAAACATCATTTAACGTTTAGGAGGCTAATATGATATTTTCCACACCACAATCGAAAGGAGTTACTTCAAACCAATAGTCAAACA